GGGATTCTCCAGATTCTTCTGGTTTAGGTTTGCTGTCCTCATATGCTTTCTTAACTGCATCTGTCCATAGTGCATTTGCCAATGCCTTTAATTCATCTGATTCAGCACTTACATCTGCATCTGGCATGAATGCCTTCCTATGGTATGAGAATGATATTTCTACACCATCTTCTAAGATTGACGTTTTACATCTTTCTTGAATACATTTGTATTCTCCACGAACCTCATAATCGTATGTTTGTTTCTTTTCTAAAGCCATTTTTAACTCCTATTTTCCATTCCAAGAATCCACTCGGAATAATTATGCAGTTCGATAAGAACCACCTATTAAAATTGAATTTTCATTTGAACCATTTAATGTTGAATTTTGGTCAAGAGAAGTATCGCCATCATTAGCATCAGCCCTTTTATATAATGATATATAATTAACACCATTAACTATTCTAGCACTAATGGGATTATTGTCGGATGCAAAGCCAAAAGCACTCACAGAAACAGCAGTTACCACATTAGTTGTGCTATCTGAAGTAAACGGCAGACCAGAAATTCTTAAATCGCCTGAACCACTACTATTGGAATAAGCATCTGTTCGCACAAAACATTGAAAATGAACAACATTACCTACCTTAGTATATCGCCCTATCTGTCTATCGTGAGTCCATGAAGCATCACCGACACTAGAAAGTGTATAAGCTGGTGTCCAAGTGCCTTCTTCGTAATCATCTAAAGCGTTTGCATTGCCGTTTGCAACTTGTGTTGCTGGAAACCTTATTGCACTTGCATATAGTTGAGCTTCCCCATCAGAAGCACAAAGAACACTAGTTACATTTGAATCTCCAAGAACAACAGAGTTATCTCCTGCACCTATTGCACTGCTACCAATTACTGTTTGATTTTGAGCGTCTGCACCACTTGGGTCAGCTCCATGACCTATAACTACACAATTATCGCCTGTGGTGATAACATCACCAGCATTTGTTCCCATAGCAACGTTGTAATTCCCATTACTCAAACTTTTTAACGCTTGATAACCAACACCAATGTTTTGGCTGGGAACGTTAAGTGTGGTAGCTAAACCAGCTTGATAACCAATCATGATATTCTTTGATGGAGCTTGAGGGTTTTTTAAAGCTTCAACTCCTATGGCTATATTGTATTGTCCAGTCAAATTATCAGTGAGTGCATATGCTCCTACGGCAGTGTTATCATCACCCTCCGTTAAGGCTTCTAAACTATGACTACCTACGGCTGTATTATTTAAAGAACCATTCATAGCACCACCCATTGAATTAGCTCCAATTCCAGTGTTATGACTACAAGCTCCAGTAGTCCAATCACCACCACCAGAATTACGACCCATAAATGTGTTATATGTATTAGCTAAACTAGCATCTTGACTCATAGAATTGTGACCAACGGCAGTATTATAATCACCTGTCGTAGTTTCCATTAAACTTTGATAGCCAATTGCTACATTTTCTTGACCGCTCGTAAGAGCAGTTGCAGACCTACGACCTATAGCTACTAATCCATTTACATCTGTACTATTTACCGCAGTTCCAGAATCACGACCTATTAAAACCACGTTATGAGACTCAGTTAAGGTGTCTCCAGAATATGAGCCTATACAAATGTTTGAATCACCAGTAGTCAAATCATTCAGAGCATTGTAACCTATTCCTATATTATGGTCTGCATCATCTGTCTGAGTTCCACTGCCACCAGCTAACTCACCGACGAATACGTTGTAGTCCCCAGCTCCATCAGAGTCTCCAGCATTTTTGCCAAATATAGTATTGCTTGTACCACTATCATTATTACTGAGTGAGATTCTGGAGTTGCCATCTAGTTTGAAGTTTAAAACTCTTGAGCCACTAGCAACTGTTTTAAAGGTCATAAAAGTATTTCGACTAGTACTTACTGTACCCCAACCAGTTAACCCGACTCCAATTGAACCAACGTCTGAAGAACTTGTGCCATCAAAATACTTTTGAAATGAGATAATCATTTCTGTGTCTGCTGTTGTGTCCGTATCTGCATCTAACATCCGAATAAACTTTGTCTCTCCACCATCGGTAGCATCCTTAATAATGTCAAGTATATTACTTGGTACACCACCTATACCAACGTTACCGCTTGAATCAATAATTAAATCATCGTTAGTTGCAATAGCTGAATTTCGAGACACTTTAAACTCATTTGTACTTGCATCAACTCCTATACTTACTTCTGCATCTGTTTCATCATTGAATGTAATTTGAGGGTCTCCACCACTTGAATGAATGTTAACAATTCCTGTCGAACCAACATTTCTTTGAAATCTCGCCATTGCAGTACCACCGCCACCACCTTGCACCAATAATCCAATTGCAGATGCACTTTCACTTAAATGTAATTTTTGAGTTGGACTTGTGGTTCCGATGCCGACTTTACCATCATGCGTAATTACCAACCTTTCAAGATTTCCATCTGCTGAACTTTGTGTTAAAAATTTCAATGTCATTTGGTCATTAGCACCATCTCTCCAAGCTTGAATAGCACCCACACTATCAGTATCATTAAAAAATGAAATATCAGCTAATCTTGCATCCGAAGTTGCTACAGCTGTAAATCGTAATCCGACATCACTTGATGTTTTACTAATGTGAAAGTTTGTACCAGGACTAGCAGTGCCTATGCCTACATTTCCATCACCTCTGACTACAAAATCAACATTACCATCACTATCAAGTGAACGAATTTGGTATTGACCTGTACTACCACTACCAGCTTTAATTCTTAGACCATTCTGGTCAGTTTTTTCGACATTTAACGAGTAAGTTGAAGTAGGCGAAGCATTTATACCTACATCACCAGAAAACGTAGCATTGCCAGACGATGAAATAGACAAATCGTCATTCCTATCTCCTGTTCCAATGTTAATAGACCCACTATCAGCCCTGTTTTCAATATAAGCATTGTTACCACTTTTTTGAATCAAAAAGCCTTCACCTTCAGAGGTAGAGTTATCTACATCAAATAAATAAAGTCTTGCAGCGTCACCACTTAAACCAGTCACATTTAATTGATTGTTTACAAGTACTTTTGAATTAGTTGTATCAACTGTGAATATGTCACCAGCATCACCATTCTTGCGTACCAGTAAGGCTTCTGTGGAGTCTACATCTATTACTTGTGTACCTTCAATTATTTCATCAAAAGCCTGAAGGCCTGCACCGCTAACGGTCAAGTCTCCACTTATGGTAACGTCCCCCGAAATAGAACCTCCAGATAATGCTACGTTCAGACTATTATCAGACGTACTGAATACTGCATTTAAAGTTTCTTTTGTTGTTGAGGAGTTTATTCCTATAGCGTTACCAGAGGAATCGGTAAACACTTTATTCAACACTTCTTGTGTTGTGTATTTTCTTAAGTTATCAGCCATAACTTATCCTATATAATATCCGCCACCACCGCCATAAAGGCATTATTAATCATCTTACTGCGTAAGGAGACATCGGAAACATCATTGAGATAACTCTTTTATTGCTTTCGTTGTCTGCTAATTTACCATAAAATTCTTTCATAAAATATTCTTTTTTATCTATCTCACCTCTTTGTTCCGAAACCATTGCTTTGACATAATCAACTACTGCAAGACTTAGCATTTTATTTAAATTAATATGAGAAGATGTAGAAGGAGATGAGTCTTCTTTAGGTATTTGAGTAATTGTTACTCTTTCACCAGAAGCTTCAGTAATTATATTTTCATTTACTACCATATTTACATCATTTGTTCCACTAAAAGTTGATATAGTAAAATCTCCATCATTACTAGATGAACCTTTTATTCTAATTTTATCACCTACTTCAAACCCACTTGTTGTTGTCCAAAAGTTTCCAGTAGTCGTAGTTATAGCAGTTCCACCAAAACTTATATTAGTTCCACTTGCATAAGCAGTTGTTGTTTCTAATGATTCAGATACAAAAGGTTCACTAAGTCTTGTATATTCTATTCTTAATCCATTTGCAATATCTTCATCTGGATATACTAGTTCATTATCAAATGCTTGTAATACACCAGTTTGTGTAATCCTATCAGCATTTCTGCTACCCATTAGTTTGTATAATAAGAGTTCTCTTCCTCTTAGAAAATAATAATATTCTTTATCTACATATACACTCATGGTGCTTTATCCTCAAGTAAGTAATGAGGTTGAGAAGTTATTCTTTTAATCTTTTTATATTTATCATCACTTGTATCTAAAATACTTACATTATTTATTGCAATGAGGTCCGATGGTGTTTGATATACATTATCATCAGCTGCTATTGATTTTATGATGTCTTGTTTGTTTACTTCTACTTTCTCTTTTGTATTACTTTGTATTAAATGTATTGCATCTTTTATGTATGCGATAGCAAGGGTTTCTTCTCTCATCCCTGTTCGTTCCATCAATTCTAATACTGTCATTATCTTGCTCCTTGCATTGCCATAGCCGTAGCTAATGTTTTAGGGTGATTTTCTATATAAGATTTTATTTCAGCTAATGCTAAATTATAGTGTTGTTGAGACATTTGACCGTAATGAGTTTTTTCTCCTAATTGAGCTTGTATTGTTTGAACCCTTGCCATCAACATTTCACTATCTTCTTCAGTTACTATCCAATGTTCTGTTCCGCCTGTCCCAGATTCTCCACTAAAATTTCCTTGATGTGTAGAATCCATCATTAACTTTGCAAACTCTTTAAAACAAGCATAGTTAATTACTACATTTCTTAAATCAGAATCATCATCTATTTTTGTATGGTCTATATATAATGCTTTTGCTGTTTGAGAATTAGTAGGAGTAGGTTTTACAATTATTACAGAACCTTTATCCGTAACTGCATTATCAAAATAGTATTTAGGAAAAGTAGACGTAGGTAATTTTAAACTACCAGAACTTGCTTCTATAAATGCAGAATCTTCTCTTGATACTTCTTGCGCACTAAATCCATTTCTAGACACACTTAGTATAGAATCAGTAGCAATTGGAACTACAATATTTCCACTTGCATTTCCACCATCTGTACTTGGGTCTGTAAAAGAAGAAGCCCATTCTAATAAATTTTTAGGAACATTAGCTACTACGAATTTCTGCGCAGAAACTATGAAATCATTATCTGCATCAGCTACACCAGTAATGCCTTCTATTTCTAATTCAATTTTTGTTGTTGCCATTTTTTACCTTATATATAGGGGACCGAAGCCCCCCATATATTCTTATTTACTATTAAGCGTTAGCAGAAGCTGTACCAACTGCCCAACCATCTTGGTCGTTAGTAACACCTTCAACCCACCATTTACCTTCACAAGAGACAATGTGAATTTTATCTCCAGCTGCTCCTGCAGAAGCGGCTAAAGTTAATTGGTCATGTGAGCTTCCGTTGAAATCAATTCCAACATCATTAGTACCTTCAACACTAACAATACTTCCAACAAAGAAATCAACACCATCTCTAGCGTCAATATCAAAGTCACCAGTTCCGTTAGCAGCTGCTAATAAAAATGTAAACTCAAGACCATCTTGTCCTTTTATATGTGGTAAACTGCAAGCTGCAGCTCCATTAGTTCCTCCAGAAATATGCACAACTGAACCACTATCACTAGCAGAAAGAGAAACAGCTGCTCCTCCTGTGCATTTTACTACTGAACCAACTTTTCTTTCAAGCTGTCCGCCATCTTTATTTTGTCCGTATAAAGGGATTCCCATGATTTACCTCCTATTTCCAGACCGCATGGGCTTCTGGCATACGCCATTCCATACCGGCCTCAGTTTGAATTAAATCAACCCTACGGTCAACACCACTATTCTCAAGAGTCTGAACTCCAACGTATACTGCAGTATCACGATTCAATCCGTTACCAACTAATGGTCGGTATGCACATTGAGTCATGTTAATTGCAAGTATCTTAATACCAGTTGAATCTAGGTGAATGTTACGAACAAGATTCATAGCTCCATAAGGAGTCATAACTTGTGTAACATCTAAACCGTAGACATTCTTCTTTCCAGCCATACTGAAGTCCGCACGACCAAGAGAATTAGTTCCATCACTAACTTTAGAAACGTTAGCTGAAAAGTAACCACTCAACTTGTGCATCCAATTGTATGTATCAGTAGAACACATAAACAATGTTGCACTTGCATTATTGTATCTTGGGTCAAGAAAGTTGCTCATATCATCAAGAAAATCATCTTGAGACTTTGAACCAGTTCCACCAATTCCAGAACCATCAAAAATGTTTCCGTAACTAGTAATGAAACTAACTGCACCTTCTGTATACTGAGCTCCAGAACTATCAGTTCCTTGAGCACCAAACAACAATGCTGTTTCAATGTCGTACTTATGTTCAATTAACTTTGTTCTCCAGATTCTAGCAAATTCGTTAGGTTCATACTTAAGAACAGTTGCTCTTGTAGTATTATCCATCGCCATTGCAGTTTTGAAGATTTGAGTTAATCCAACAGCACTTGAGAAAGGTTGGTCTTTCCAAGACTCTGGGTATCCAGAACCTTGAGAATGAGCAGAACCTACAACGTAACATCTTTTCTTTTCAAGATACAATGCTATTGACTCTGAAGAAACATCTACACCATCAAGAGCATTATTGTAAGCTGAATAAGATGTTAGTTCAATATCAGCTCCTGCTGAACCTTTACTAACTACTTCTGTTTTAAGTACAACTGCATTAGATACAGAATCACTATCTACTGATAATATTTTAACAATAAGATAGTCGTCTGGAGTAGTTGCCACATCAGTTGTTCCACCTGTATCATCCCAACTACCAGCTGCTTCAGAATCATTAAAATTGCTAGAACCAGCAATAATATAAGGAATCTTCACAATTGAATTTGGAAGAAAGAATGTAGGTTGAGAACCTGCAGAGCCTGGTAAAACATCATAACTACTATTTCCATAGATATTTTGAATATTACCTGCTGATTTATAATCACCAATCATACAAAAGTAATATATATCACCAGCGTCTACATTTCCATGAGTCACAGTTGCATCTGTTCCAGCTAAGCTAGAAGGAGCAGATGTTCCATGATTTGATACATAAGCGTATCGTTTGTGATACGAACCCCTTCGTTCAGTAAATTTAAACTCTGGGTCATCCGTAGGTTTTTTAGCGACTTGTGATACAAATCTAAAGAAAGGGTCTTGAGCTATTGAAAGTTCAGAAATCCTATCCCCAAAATTATATCTACGTCTGAGGTCGCCTGTACTAGGTAACTCACCATAACCATTACTTCTGGCATCTGGGGAAGCCCCTAGTTCTTCCATGCCGAATACATCAGCCATTTTTACACCTCTTTATTTTGAGTTAATGGCTGTCAATATATTATTTTATATACTGAAAGCCTTTTCTAGTTCACTTCCAGAACCCAAAATAGTATCAAAGACTTTATCATCGGAGGATTTCTCAACTGCTACACTACCTTGCGTTGCAAGTGTAGTAGGTTGTTGTTGAACTTCTCTCATCTTATTGTGGATTTCTTGTCGAGCATTATTAGCTATTTGTTCATCTCGATTCTTACGATTCATTAAAAAGTATATATCCTCTAACTCAAGAGATTTAGATTGTGCATAATCAACAAATTGTTTCCACTGTTCATCTGTCATATTCATCTTTTGTTTGAACTGGGCTTCTCTTGCTAACTTTGCATTTTCATTCTTTTGAGTTTTCAAAGCATTACCTAGTCTACGTTGGACTATTCCGTCTATCGTAGCTCCAAGCACTTTTGCAGAATCAGAATCGGGTTTACCAAAAGCCTCTTCAGCGTCAAATACAAAATCCTCATCTAGATTAAGTTTTTGATTTAATGTTTCTGGGGTCTGGCCTCCACCCTCAAAATAATTTCTCACATGATTAATTAAATTGGGGTCTTCTCGCATAGCATCTAGTATAGGCATATAAGGTTCAATTTCCTTTAGTTTACCATTTAACCTTTTAGCTTCTCTACTAGAATCGCTATACCTTTTTTGTAAAGTATCCAAATTATTATCTGGAACTTCATTCTGAACTTCTACATTAGGGCTCGACTGCGTGTTACCGCTTTGTACCGAGGTTGTTTGTGAAGGTTCTAATATGCCGCCATTGACTTGATTGTCTAAAGACTCAAAAAAGTCTTCACTATTCATACCCATGACTGCATCTTGTACGTTTGTACTTTCGGGGGCCTCTGTGGCGTTACCTACTTGTTCTGACATACTATCTCCTATTTTAAGATTATTTTAATTTAGCAAATATAAAAATAAAAATGCAAGAGTTATGATTGCTCATTCTCATTTACATTTTTCTTTACAGAATCCATATCTACCATTAATTGTTCTTTCATTTTTTGAAACTCAACTTTTAACATACCTCTTAGTAGTTTTTGTTGTGCTTCTGTTTCTAGAACATCTTTTCGTATCTCGTTATTCGCATCTCCAACTTTCATTTTAATACCTGCTTGTACTAATTGACGTTGAAGTGTTTCTATCGTACCATCTCTTTCTTTTACCATTTCTTGCATTGAGTTTAATTGTGATTGCGCTTGTGCAACCATTGATTTTCTTTCAATAATCTTTTCTTTATTTCGTATATCAGTTTCTGCTAACATAGCAACATCATCTATTAATCCAGATTGAAACCATCTAAAGTATTCTTCTAGTAATGCCCATCTATTTAATGGTAATGTTGCCCCTGCTATAATCCTTACATCGAATCTAGCAGCTGAATAATCTTTATATTTACCGATAGCTTTTCCATAATCATTGTATAGATTTACATTTATTCTTACTTCTTTTTCTTGTGAATCGCCACCTTCTGGCTGTACAATTCTAAATACTTTTTCTATAGTGTAATGTTTTTGAGCCATCATCTTAAATACTCTACCTATATGTTCTAGTGATGGTTCTACAATACTATTCATCCATGCTTTTAATCTTCTAGTACCAAATTCATCGTTTGCAAGTAATCCACGATATGTTTCAGCTTGGTCTTGAGAGAATCCCATCATTGCAGATGGTACACCACTTATATACTCTGCATCACTTTTACCTTGTTGAACAACTGTAAAGAATGCATTATTTATTGGAGCGGGTTGTATTGGTGTAGGAGGTCTAAATCCTTGTCTATATTTTAACAATGCTCCAGGCGCTGATGAATATTTTTCCCATTCTTCTTCTGGTACAGAACCTTCTTCATACATCCATCTAAGATTAGAAGATAGATTTGCATTATGTAACATTATCTGATGAGCTTTGTTTATTTCTTGTTGTTTACCTATTAATGGAGTAACTGCACTCATCGGATATGGAGTTCCTGTATATAAATATGGAATAGGAATAATAGGATATTCACTAATAGGTATTGTTTGCTCGAATAAAAATGTATCATCTCCTACACTACAAGTTTTTACAATTCTATTTTCATAAAACTCTATAGAATCCACTATATTTTTTGAAAAGTTTTTATCTTGTTGAAACTCTAAGAATTGTTTTTCAGACATAACCTGTTCTTTAACAATGGTAGCTTCATCTCTAGCCATAGATATAAGTTCCATTTCTCTTTCTTGAATAGATGTAATACCCATTTTTTGAGAGTTCTCTATTAACAACTTACCTCTTTCTGGTATAATCTCACCTTCTTGAACTTGTCGTTCTATTTGTAATTGTTTTTCTATTAATTGAACTTCTACTTCTTGCTTAAAATTTTCTAATTCCTCTTGGACCTGTTCTTTTAACATTAACAATTGAGATTCAGTAGGTTCTATTTTAATATATACATTTCGATACTTGAATTTCTTTTTTGCATATGTTTCATAGTATGGAATAATATCATCATCTTCGCCTTCTGTATTTATACCAAACGATAAATCTTCAGGTTGAGTTGTGTCTGTAAAATTTAAATCTCTTTGAGAGTATGATACTACATCCGTCCCTCTTGTAACCTTTTTTATCTTTGCTTGATACTCTGGTAACATATTTATTAATCTAGAACGAGCTATGTTTTTTCTTATTTGTATAAAATTAGCATCTCTAAATAAAAAATCTCTACTGGCAGGGTCTACAAATACATCATATGGGTCTATTCTACTAAACTGCACTTCTCCCATTCCCCTATCTGCATCTTTATCTATATCTACAAGAAAGTATCCCAATCCTTTTGTTAGTGAATCTAGTATTACTTGACTGTATAAAGACTTACCATTTGATAAATACCAACAGTAATCAGCTATATCTGAATGAACTTGTGCAATATCAGCATCATCTCCAGTTACTCCAACTGCTTTCCATTTAGGATTATTAGATGTTGCAAAGTATTTCATTATCTCTATAATAGGAGTTATCCTATTTATAGTAAATGAGGGCATACCAGATTCTTCTAATGCATGAAGTTCATCTTTAGTCAATTGTTCATTTAAATAGAAATCAAATCCTTTTTGACTACTGGATTGCCACCTCATTCTATTAGTATTATTTGCTTTATCCCATATCTGTTTATTTACTTGAGCTTTTGATTTTTTTGTAACTCTAGCCATTATACTTCCATTGTCCTTCTATACCAACCATATAAAAACTTTTCCTGTTCTGGTTTTTTATTTACCAAATCATAATAATATTTCAATCTATAACACCTAACTCTATTTGAAGATGGTGTATATTTTTTTAATGCTCTTTTACTTGCAGGTCCAAAACCACCATCTACAACTAACTTTCCACCTCTATTATTGATTGCTCTTTGTAGAACTTTTACAGCAGTTTTTCTTCCTTGATTAACACACATATCAAAAAATATATGTCTTAGTTCTTTTGGAAGTTCTTCTACTTTATTTTTATCCCAATAATCTTCTTTATATATTTCTGTGGCGTACTCAACAGTAAGATTTTTTATATCTAAGTCTGGGTAAAATCTTTTTGTAATACCCATATTTGTTTCTCCACCTAAATCTTTTGGGTCATTAACATATCCACCTTCGTGCTTTAAAGTAACTTTGATTATATCCTTAAATTCTGTTAATGAACTCATACTACAATCCAACTTTATTTTCTTTTTTGTTTTAAACTTCTTAAAATTTCTTTTTCTGGATTTCTTTTTTTATTAGACCTTCTAATTTCCATAGGTTTAGATTTTAATTTAGATAAAATTTCTCCTTTTTTCTTATAATGAGGAGTACATACCTTTGACGCTTCCGAACTACTTAATCCTAATTTTTTTCCTTTAGAAATACATGAAGCTTGATTTGCAACATACTTTATTGGATTTTTCATAAATTTACCCAACGTTCTTAATTTATCTTTGTCTATCTTTGCCATTTAAATTTTCCTTTTATGCAACTAACCAACTTTTTGCTTTTTTCTTACGTTTAAACCAACTTTTTTTATTATCATCTTTTTTCATACTAGGTGGAAAAGAGTGAATTTGTGAGTAATAAAGGCTCTCAATTGTATCATCGTGAGCCATTTTAGGGCCGAAAGTAAGAATTTCGTTAATTAAATCAAACATATTTTTCCTTAAATGCACAGTTCCTGTACTAAAACGTGCCGAAAGTCCAGAATATATGCGATTTCTCTTTTGTGTCCCACCGGGTTTTTCTGGTATAACTGCAATGTCAAACTTATTTAGTCTTCTTCTTTCATCATTCAATGCTTGAAATATACTTCTGTTCATTGCAACGTCTTCAACTGTAGAAGATACACAATTGTATTTTTGATGTAGTTCTAGTATAATATCAACTACTCCTTTCTTACCAAGTATCTCTCCTGTCTCTGGATTCTTAGAACCAATAGTAGGAACACTTCTATGTCTCTCATATTCTAAAACATATAATTCATTGTTTACATCAATAGCTATTACAGTAATAACTGAAAAGTCACTATGCTTTGTATCAATATCTGTAGCGGGGTCACATCCTATAAATGTATTTACTGGTATATCTTTCCCATCTTTTACAATATAATTAATCCCATCTTCATATTTATAGTATCCTTCCCAATATTGTATGTGTTCTCTTCTCCATATCGCATCTTCTTCAGATTGTACTTCCATCATATATTCTTGATAAAACTTTTGAGGTTGTCCAGAATCTGCGTAAAACTTTTTCTTTTCTTTTATTTTAGATAATGGAAAGAATGATTCCCATAATGGTGTATCTCCATCTATAAGAGCTTTATATGTAATAACTTTCCAAGCAAACTTTTTACCATCCTTTGTTGCTTTTGAATAATTATTGATAAGATTGTTAATAAAAGAATCATAGTGAACTGGAGTACCATTTACCCTCAATCTACCAGTGTGAGGTTCAATAGCAGGATATACAACTGCTGTAACTAAGTTTGCATTTTTATCTCTTGCTTCTTTTGTAATCGTATTTGCTTCATGTTCAAAGTCATCCAATACAATAAGGTCATATCTTTTATGTAATTTTGCACCTCCACGAATACCTGCTACATTTGATTTGCTAATTAATTTACATCCATTTGATAATTCTATATCTTCTTCTGTCCACTTTCTGCCTTTCATAGGTCCAAAGTAATATTTAATCATATCGTTAAACTCAAGATGGTGTTTAATATAATCCATATTACCCACACTAAGTTTCTGAGTAGCGGATACCCATGCATAAAATAGAAAGTTTTCCTTTGTAGCAAATACAAAGTCTTTTATAATAGATGCTTTTGTAAGAACTGTTTTACCATGACCTCTAGGAACAATGACAGCAGTTTGTTTTATATTTTTATCATCAATAGCATCTGATATTTCATAATGAAAGAATGGAGTTTCTGACCGCATAAAGTCATCTGGAAGAAATAACTTACCAAATGATATAAGGTCTTTATATGCTAATTGTAATGTTTCTTCAGCTTTACTTATGTTCTGACTGTTTATATTTGCCATCTAAATATTTATTAAACTTTTTTTCAAGTTTTTGCATATCAATAAAATCATTAAATAATGTTTCTGTTATTCTAAGTCTTTCTGTAACAAATTGCAATTGACTATATATACTTTGAATAGAACGTCTCATATCATGTTTTGTTATTGAGTTTTTCTTTTTCATGTCTCTCCCATTTTTTCTGGAATTTCTAACATATCTATAATTTTTTGTATTCTTAATATATTGTAATATGTTTTAGATGTCATATTATATAAAATATACTCACTTCTTATTTTGTTATTTAATTTTTTTAATAGTTTAATTGCTTCGTCTAATTCTAAATCATCTGGAATATTATTTAGTTGATTCATATTCTTTCCTTAAATATTTTAAATATTCAGCTCCTTTTTCTGGATTAAATATTGTAGTTATTAATCTACTATCATCGTCATCATATCTAGGGTCTATAATTGTAACAGGACAATTAAATATATTTTTATCGTCTAATCCTAATTTATCTGCATAACTATCCATAATCTTAAAACTTGCAACTTGCAATGCATGACTAATTGTTCCATTTGCTGGATTTTTAACTACTTGGTATCCAGAAACATGAGTGTGTCCACAAGTAAGAATATTGTCTGCCCAACCTGTCTGAGCAGCTCTTGCAACTCCATGAGCAGTATTCCAAATACTGTTGCCTTTAAATGTATGCCTAGCATTGATAGTTATTGTTTTTCCGTTTGGAAATTTTAATTGCATTCTAGCTCCCCACTTTTCATAAAGTCCTTTGTGGTCTCTCATAATAAAATCTAATGGGTCTCCATCACCAGACCATACATCGTGATTACCTGCTACTAGATATAACCAATCAAGTTTATTAACAAAGTATTCTGTAAGTCTCCAAGATTCTTTTGCAGATGTAGATTGTTGTCCATATAAATATGATAATCTTCCTATCCAATTGTTTTGTATATCGCCAAGATTACCAGCAAACATTCCTTTTGTATTATTTATAATACTCATATAATGAAGTATCTGGGATATATCAGTGCCATCATCATCTACATGAGGGTCTCCGAAATGTGCAATACCTATGGGACCATCTACATTTATATCAATACCAACTAGTTTTTTACTCTTTTTAGATATTGCTTTTTGTTTGTATTGTTTTTTTCTATGTTCAATTAACTCGTCTATTGGTATGTGGTCGGGGTCAACGTCATGTACTTTAAATTCATTTTCTTCTATAATAGTAGGAGCTACTGTTTTTCTACCGCAAGCAGTGCATTTCCATTGTTGTTTTTTATGACTTGCTCTATAAAGAAATCCACTTTTATGTATAGACCTTGAACCACAATGAGGACATCCTATAATATTGCCATCCGCATCTTTTCTTATATCATCCCCTATACTCATCGCACCCCCTTACAATTATTCTATTTCTTTTACTCTTTTAGCACCTTCTAATTGTTCTTGTGAAAAACCTTGAAACATTCCAAGCAATCCAACTTCTTTTTGTTTTATATTATTATTAGATGTTCCAACTATCTTACCAAGTTCTTTTGTTGATTGTAATATAATGTTATCATCTTCACTATAATCAGCAAGATGTTTTAGTTTACTTAATATATATTCGTGGTCTATACCCATTCCTTTTGCAACATCAAGTACAGACTTTTGTATTTCTTCCATTACTCTTTCCTGTTTTAATAATACAGTTGCTTTTTTTCGTGCTTTTTGGTTAGACTCTTCTTTATATACATTCTTATAAGCCTCTATCGCTCCCATACCTACAACAACATTAGTAGCAAATTGTTTTTCTTTGTTAGTGATTTTAGTTCTTTTGTGTACTCTTTCGGAAGTATTTTTTATTTTAGTAGAAAATGTGTATCTATTAGGGTGATTGCTAAAATCTGTATCCATTTTTGTAGATTCTTTATTTATAAAACTACCTACAATAGTACGAACCCACCCTTTTGCATAATTATAATTTTTAGTATCTCCATGATGATTTACACCATTTTTTACTTTTAACAATTGTACTATTCTATCATCATCACTATAGACCCAATCACCTTCGTTAGCTTTTCGCCAATCTGGATGTACTATAGTATTAGGGTGTGATTGTTTAAACTCGTCTATATCTTCGTAAACAAAATGTTCTACGTTTTTAATTTTTCTTTTTTCTGCCATTCAATATTGTTTTTTGTTAATAATACTACTTGTCTAGATAAGTTATCAATTAACTCACCTACTTCTTTTTGTACAAAAAATACTTTCTCATCTATCTCTACAGGAACAATATTTTTAGATAATCCATTTAATATTAGTTCTTGTTCTTCTAAACTAAGGTCTGCTAGGTGTTCTAATAAATCTGCCATTTTTATACATTTATTTTATCCCGACCCAACCACCCATTAAGTTAACTTATTATGCAAACATTTGCAATAGCTACCCCAGTTATTTTATAGAAAAATTGTAGGATTTTGATATGTAACCTTTTTCCCATTATATACCCCCTATATGGGGGATTTACTAAATAACTTTTCAGTTATTTTCTATTTTGATTATTACTTTTATAATCTAATTAACAGTCAATTTCATAAAGGAGAATATTATGAAGATAGATATACTTACATCATTCGATGACTACAAGCAACAAGCTAAGAGCTTAAAGAGTGTTGCTTTTGCTAGGTACAAGAATGCTAGTATCCGTAGAGAATGGGATGCATTTACTAAGCAGTCTCATAAGAGTAAGAATGACATCAAGAGAGAACTTCAGCAAGACTTGGAGTTTCTTAATCAACTGTGTATGTCAGACGGGCATCCTTCTATGTTTAAACAAGAAGAAGATGTTGTTATACCTGATTTGTCTTGGGAAGAGTAGGCTTTATGCCTACTTTTTCTTTAACACATTACACCTTAACTGTGTGATATAAAGTGTCAATATACTTAAGTGTTGTAAGAATGTAAGCGCATCTAACAAACATACAGAACAGAGATATTAACTTCCATTTTTACGATAACTTGGGTATAAACTTATAGGAGTATTAAATGTTAAGATTTGTTAATTTCATCCATGACTTAACAGTTGTGGTATTGTGTAGTTTCCTTTTCACATCTGTAGTTGTAGGAGCTGCCACAGTTATATTTGTACTAGCTGTTGGATAAAAGAACTATAGGCACTGTTCACTTTCTTATACCCACAACTCACGATAAAAAACACAGTATACAGAAAAGGACTCCGCATCCTTAGAGCAGTGCCTTATTATTAAGAAAGAGTAGCACTAAGTCACGTGGATATGTAGTGTGGAAAAGGTCAGACCTCTCTTTCTTTAATTTATTTGCCTATCTAACGCAACAGTCTTTACTCCATTTGATTGTGGCTCCGTTACTATCCGTTGGAGTCGGATGTAGGCAACAATTTTATGTATTATCTTAGTGCTGGCTTTACCGCTCAATAGAAGTGAATTAAATATCCAGTGATATACATATAAGAGAACAGGTGTTAGCAGAATACGCAACAAGCCATTAAGTGGATAACTCCGAAAGGGTAATCTGTCCTGTTCTCAAAATATTATTTTGATATGCAGAGGGAGCTGGGTAAACCAGAGTAGTGGATAATTATTATATAGCTAAGAAGATTGTGGTGGTAAAACTAAACAATGCACTTTGAATTATAATAATTAAATAAAGTGACTGAGTGTCCGAATTGCTGAAGTTTTGGGAGGCACACTTCTTTATTTAGGTTGTGGTGGATTGGGTTGAAAAACACCAATCGTGTACGCATATCAAAAATTTTTAACACATACAAAAGGAGAAACAATGAACATAATAGTAGCAATAATTATAGCAGTCGCATTTATATATGGACTGTATCAACTAACAATAGGAGATAATGATGAGTAAAGCAGTATTACATCTTAAGCATAAAGATGAAGTTATTATAAGATTAAGAAGAGAATATATGTTATTAAGTCATGCTAGCCAACGTCAATTTCTGAAAAATAAAAACCCAGAAGAAAATAAAATATTGATAAGGAAACTTGAAGGTTCAACATCAGCATTAGAATGGGTATTGGGATTTGATTACATAGACCAATTAGCATATAAACAAAAAGAAGAGGAAGAAAATGGTAACACAGACAAGTAAACTAGCATACAAACAATTAAATGAAGAAGGTATTGGTGATACACAGAAATCTAAGATTCTGTATGTTGTAAGAGACCATTACAAAATTAGTGATAAAGGATTATCTTTGAGAGAAATATCTAATCTAACAAACTTTGAAATTAATGCTGTTAGTGGTAGAGTAAACGATTTGAAGAAAGATGGACTACTTGAGACAACAGATAAGAGAAAGTGTATTCATACTAAAAGATTAGTGTCTCCTGTTATTCCAAAAAAAGATAATTCAGTATTTATTACAGAATTGCAAGATAAAATACTATTGTTATTAGGAATATATGGGTATGATAAAACTAAAGTATTATTTCAAAACAACCTTAACACTGGTGATGTTTTATTTACAATACGATATAAGTATTGGAAATCAATAGACATAAATGATTGTAAAAAAATAGAACAAAATGCTGGTTGTTTGATAGTTCCATGTCATTGGGAAGATAGTGATACTGGAGACAACTTTTCATACGAAGTAAAAGATAATTGGAAATAAAATAAAAAGGAGTATAATATGACTGTACCATTTGGAATATCAATAGAAAAACAGTTCAAACTTGTAAACAATATGAGCAATGTCAATGATTTTGTTGTCGGAACTTCTTACATTGGTGAGATAGATATTGCTCCGTCTAAACTTATTGCAAAGTTTGGTTCTCCAATGTCTAATGGAGATTCAAAAATCTCTGGAGAATATGTGTTTCAAGGCAATACTGGTAGACCAATTACGTTATATGATTGGAAATGGACAACTCTGTATGATGAAAGTAATCCGTTTACACCATCTGGCTTTTGGGCACTTGATAAACCAATACGAATGAATGTTGGTGGCAAGAAAAAATCAGACTTTTATGATTTTGAAAGATGGATTAAACATTTAATAAAGTAATGGTATGTGGACAGATATGGCGGCTAATTAACACTTTCAGCGTATGGGGCCCTCACGAAGTCACTTAATTAGTCGTCTATCTGTTGACTATAAGTATTGATATTATTAAATTTAGGAGACATATAAGGAGAGATATATGGATATTAAAAGCATTTACAATGCCTACTTAAAAGAACAAGAAAAACTAAATAGCAGAGATAAGAATGTGTTTCATGCATCGTCTGCTGGTTCTTGTTATAGAAAGCAAATGTATTCTTACTATGATTATCCATCTGACATGAAAGATGATAAGTCATATAGATTGTTAAGATTAGGAACTATTGTTCATAGTGATGTTGAAAAAGCATTGTCTATGTATCAAGATAAAAATCCAGATAAAGATATATATATTGAACAAAAAGTACAAATAAAAGATTTAGAAGTATCTGGTACATTTGATGCTGGTGAAATGTATGAAGAAAGAAGTGGTAGATATGGATTTGCTTTGTATGATTTAAAAACTGCAGCTGCTTATAAGTGGACTACTAAGTTTGGTAGAAAAGTAAATAGAACAGCAAATTCTGATTTAAATTATAAATTACAACTTGGCACTTATGCATTAGGTGTAAAAGACAAGTACAATCCAAATCATATTTATATGTACTTATTATGGTACAACAAAAATACATCTCAGATGAGAGAGCAAATGGTTTCTCCAGAATGGATAGACAAAGCTCGTGAATATTGGGAAGAAGTATATGAAATAAAAGAAGACTTAGGCAAATCATTCGAGAGAGAACTAGAACCTATGATGACTTACGGAGTTCCTATGCAAGATTGGGAATGTAGTTATTGTCAGTTTGAAAGTATATGCCCAAGTACACTATCTAAGAAAAAGAAATAACAAAGGAAACACAATGGAAAACAACACACCAATTGTAGTGGATGAGAACGCCTTATCTGCAACAAACGAAATAAGAAAAGCAATAACAGAGAAACACAAAAATGTATCATTCATGACAACACCTGGTCCGTATATCAAAAAGAAACAAGGACAAGATTATGTAGAATATTCCTACATGAGAGATGTTGCTGATAAAGAGTTTCCCGGTTGGTCTTGGGAAATAATAAAGACTGAGAATCTAGGGAGTGAAGCATATGTAGTTCATGGTAGATTAAAATGGTACGATGAGGGTATATGGAGAACTGGTGATATGGTAGCAGCTCATAGAATACAAAAACAAAGAGGTTCAGAAAGTTTTGTAGATATTGGTAACGATGTTAAAGCAGCTAATACGGATTGTATTAAGAAAGCATTCAACCAATACTTGAATATTGCAGATGATGTATATCGTAATCAAGTTCACGACCTTACATTAACAGATGAAGAAAAGAATGATATACTTGTTATAGCATCTGAAATAAGTGAGAAGAGAATGAAAGAAATACATGAACTAATTAATAATGACACTATTAATCAATCGAACTACAAAGGTTCACTAGCAAAACTAAAACGAGAAAGAGGAGCAATAGATGCTTAAAATAAATAATTATGGTGAAATACACTCATTACTAGAAGTAGATGAATGCTATACTATTGGTACAAATGATGGCAAAGAGTTTAGAAGAGTTGTTTATCTTGGAAACAAGAATCTAAATGGCAAACCTATGATGGTATTCAGAACAGAAGATAATAGTAAACTGACAGTTAATCCATCATTTCATACATTTACTATTGAGGAACAACCATTACCTCAACCTGAGGACATTGAATCTAAAATAGATGTTCATATCCAAAACCAAATAAAAGGAGACTACAATGGGTAAAATCAAACAAAGTGATATAGATAAACTCAAAGAGGCTGGCAAGTTGTCAGCTTCTGCTGAGAAATCACTAAAGAAAACTAAATCAGTATCTAAGAAAACCACTACAACAAGAAGGTTTATGAAGACAAAGAATGGAACATTTGTTTCACCTAGTCTTTACTTTCGTGGTGGTAGAGGATTAGAGCCCTCTAATGATATGATTAAGTTTCAAACAGAGTACGAGAAACTAGTAACTAAATACACAACAACAAGTAAATAAGGAGAGATACATGGCAAAACAACTTGATAATGTAACTTTTTCACCTAAGAAACAAGCATTTGTTCCATTTGAAGAAGGTACATATCCAGCTCATATTAAGTCTTTGAAAACAAAAACAAGAATGACAAGAGCAGGAGAAGCAATTATTGTCAATATGTCATACGAAGTGCATGAAGATGCTGCAAATCAAGAGCAATATCTTTATGAAATGGATGGATATAATTTTAGAAAAGATGTAAACAATCAGAGGATACCTGTGGTAGACGAAGATGGCAATCATCTAAAAACAAATTGTACTCAGATAGTGGGAAGAACATTCTATGACAATGGATTCTTTATATTCACAGCGACAGAATCTGCGAATAAGAATAGTAGATATTTCAAACTTCTTGAAGGTCTTGGAATAGAACTAGAGGAATCTAATGGAATGAAGAAACTAGTGCTGATTGAAGAAGAAGATGTAGTAGGTCTTCCTGTTCATGTCACACTAGTAACTCATTCATACATAACGAGTGATACAAAAGACTTACCTCCAGAACAACAAGTAACAAGAACGCTTTTGAAAGCAAAAGAAATTGTTCTTTGGGAAGGTGGTGAGAAACTATCACAAGAAGAAATGGATGATGACGTTCCTTTCTAACAAATAAAATGGTAAGCCGAGAGATTTTACTTGTAGTAGTTTATCTAGTATGAGTAATTTAAGACGAGGGTGGTGTATATCCAACCCATATACTCTCCAAGAACTCGTCTCTCTCGGCATCACCCTCAAATATTTAAGGAGATTATATGAAAGAATCAAGCGCATTAATTAAATTAACTAAGTCTGAAATAGAAATGGTTATAAATGCTTTACAACTTACTGAAGATGCAGCTGAACATTTTGATATAGAAAGTATGTTCACACATAAAATAAAACAAGACTTTATTCAAATAAGAAGAGATATAATAGAAGGAGAAAAACAAAATGAAACCAGAAACAAAATGGAAGAGGAAGTTAGAGGGAATCAAAAAGCTTGCGAAGTCTGCGATGATTGATAAACCACAATGGGGACCTGCTGAAGGATATGTGTATATAAAAGATGTCGAAGAAGGTCAATTAGTAACAACAGGGAATGGAACAAAAGCAATTGTCACAGACCCTAGTAGTTCAGCAACTCTTGTATATTGCACAGAACATAGAATCAATGATAAGTTTTATTTAGGGAGTCAAAGATGGGCAGGAACTACAGAAGTAAAAATCATAGAATAAAAATGATTCACAGCAGAAACTATGCAGAACATGATGCTAAAAAAGCAGATAACAATATATACTGTTGTCCTACTTGTAATATATGTTGGGAAGTTATAGGAAAAAATCAAGGATATAATAAAGCAACAATTAGTTATTATGATAATTTTCCAACGTATGGAAAAAAAAGAAAACAGTGTAACAGATGTAAAGGAGAAATTAATGGGAAACATATACGACGCTTTAATAGAAATGAAAAAAAGAGAGGAGATGTATGAAAAAATGTCCAGCTTGTGGTTACGAAAAACCAACGAACAGAAACGTAAGTCTTCAGATAAACAAGATGATGTCAAAGAAAAGCAAGAAGACAAGAACGAACATCAATAAAGTAGCAAGACTAATCATTAATAATGTTCCTCAAGATAATAGATTCTCACTTGAAAAATTCTTGTACGCTATTAAAGATACAAAAGATTCTATTGTAGATTATTCTATAAATCAGTATTATGAAAGTCGTGCATTTGAAAATGGAAAAGGTTTTCCTTATTTGAGAGCAATTATACAGAACCAAAATAAATACAATGGCGAGCTTGTAAAACAAGAAAGAAAAAGATTGGGTTCTGTACCACCAGTAATAGATTAAAAGCTCCTCATTTCATATGATACATTTTTTTTAGATTAGATATAAAAATGATGCAAATGAAAAAAAGTTGGCTACTTGGGGAGCTTTTATAAAAGGAGAGAGTATGATAATATTAGATATATCTGAACATTTATTAAATGCTATACTATTAATGATTGTAATACATTACTTAGTATTCTTAATAAACAAAATAAAAGGAGATTAATATGAGATACTATTGGGAAGTTTTATTTAGCACAGAGTATTTTCCTTATTGGGAATTTACAATGCTAATGATGTTATTAATGTTGTGTAGTATTTTATGGAGATTGCATAGAATAGAAAATAAAGTAGACATTATTAATGAAACATTAAATCATGTTTTAGACGATTTAGAATAACAAAAAAAAGGAGAGACGTATGTTACAACAAGCTAAATTTCCTGTAAAGGAAGTACCAGCAGTTGGTTATCCACTAGATGATAATCAAGATGTTACACTACTTGATAAAACAGGATACAAGTTTATAGTTAGAGAAGATACTGGAAGAGTTCTTAGTTGTATGACTAATAACTACAAACTAGTAAAAAACGAAACTATAATTAAAACTGCTAACCCTCTTATTAAAAGGATGGGTGGCAAACTATCAGATGTTAATGTACTAAGACAAGGTGCAAAGACTATGATGAAATGGACATTTCCAGATAATAAAATCAAAATGTCTAAAGACGATGAAATGATACCAGAGATTAATATCGTTAATAGTTATGATGGAACTGTAGGGCTTAATATACTTGGTGGAGCATTTAGACTTATATGTTCTAATGGATTAGTAATTGGATTCATAGCCTCTAAATACATAAACAAACATATTAAGACTAACATAGCATTGAATGATTTAGATAAAATAATTGAAGAAACTGTTAATAATACTTCTCGAGTATTTGAAGATGAGTTTCCAGTTCTTGCAGAAACGAAGTTTCAAGAGAGACATCTCATCGAGTTTATCAAATTATTTCCAGAGTATGCAAATACAATGGTAACTGATAAGATAATCATAGAGAATCCTAAGACGTTCTGGGATTTACTAAACGTAGGTACTAACATACTTACACATCACATGAATAGAGATATGGACTCTACTCACAACTTAGAGAACAGACTTTACCCTAAAGTAAAGAAACTAGCACTCAAAGAGGCAAAAGTTGCCGTCGCTTGATTGGTACGATTGTCCTATAATTATACCTTATTATGGTGGGAAATATATGTTAAGCAAGAAACTTGTTCCATATATACCTCACCATGATAGGTATTTTGAAGTGTTTTCTGGAGGTCTTTCCATGTTCTTTCGTAAATCAAAAGCAGAATGGAATGTACTAAATGACAAAGATAATAATATAGTTAATCTATACACTTGTGTTATAGAAAATTTAGATGGTTTAATACATTATCTTAATTGGCTTCCAAAATCCAGAGAAATATTTGAGGAATATCGTACTGATATAAAAGAAAAAAAACCAATTGATATACCAGACCCTTATCAAGCAGCTAAATACTTTTACTGCATAAGACATAGTTTTAACAAATTAATCCATACACCTATGTCAATGGTAAAGGATTGGAATAAAGATTGGGAATCTGAAATTAAGTATTCTAGAGAAAAGATAGGTGGAGCTACTATTGAAAATCTTGACTTTGGGGACCTCATAGATAGATACACACCTAAAGATAATGATTTTTGGTACTTAGACCCTCCATACTTTATAGCAACAGATAAAGGTGATTATTACCAACATAATTTTGATGCTAATGACCATATAAGATTAAAAGAAAAAGTAGACAAAATTAATTCAAATGGTGGTAAATTCATGGTATCGTATGACTACAGAGACGAGGTCTATGATTTATACAAAGAGTATAATATAAAAACCATATCACTTAAGTATCATGGTGCTACAGACGAGCATAGGGCAAAGGAAAGAAAAGAATACTTGATAATGAACTATGAACCAATGAAACAAGCAAGTTTATTTTAAAGGAGATTATATGAAAAACATAGAAGATGTAACAATAAAGAAAATGCCATCTAATATAGAAGCAGAAGAAGCAATGCTTGGATGTGTTCTATTGGGAGGCGATGTAGAAATGGAAATAGCAGAAGCTTGGATACGAGAAGATGATGCATTCTATTCAACTAAATGTATGCAAGTGTTTCAATGTATGAAAGACTTATACAAGAATAGAGTTCCGATTGATACGATTACACTATCTGATAAACTACAAGATACTTTTGGAGAGAAAGATAGTCTTTTTATCCTTGATTTACAAGACAAATCAGTTAGTAAAACAAAAGTAGAATACTATGCAAGGATTGTATGGGAAAGATACATACAAAGAGAAACAGCTAAGTCTGCTCAAGATTTACTTAATGCAAGTTTTGAGAACTTCAAAGAAGTTGGAAAGATTCTTGAGAAACATAGCAAACTAATACACGAACTAAGACAGATACAACCTTCTAAATCAAGAGAAATATCTGACATTGTTGATGAAACAAATCGTGCATTGCAAGAAGAGTCTTCTACTATCAACTTTGGTTTAGGTAGATTGGATAACTTTGCAGGCGGAATGACTCGGAAAGAAATTACTGTACTTGGTGGTAGACCAGGTCATGGTAAAACTACTTTGATGCTAAACATTGTACGAGGTTTGATTGAACAAGGATACAATGTAATGCTATTCAATCGTGAAATGAGTAATGTTGAAACAATGAAAAAGTTGTATGTTATGGAATCAGCAGACCTTACTTATACAATGATACGTTCTGGCATTAAAGATGAGTCAAAACTAAAATCTCTTAGCAGTATATCAGAATATGTCAAGGATAAGTATGCAAATCTTACAGCATTCGATGATGTGAGAACACTAGACGACTGTATGAGGGAGATTAGTAAAGGCAAACCAGACGTAATCGTAGATGATTACATTCAATTGATTGATGTAGATGGTAAGCATAGAGATAGAAGATTCGAGATTGAAAAGATATTGCAAGATTACAAATGGGCAGTAAAACAAAACAATTGTTCTGCAATACTTGTCTCACAACTTAATCGTGATATTGAAAAAAGATTTGACCCTAGACCTAGAATGAGTGATTATGCTGAGTCTGGTGTTATTGAACAAACTGCTGAATCAGCAATGTTTGTATTCTATGGATACAACTTTGACAGCGAACGATACAACAAGTATAAGACAGAAGTTATCGTAGCTAAGAGTAGGTATGGTGAGATTGGTACTTATCCTATGGGATTCAATGGTAATAAATGTAAATTCTACAACGATTACAAAGAGGCAGAAAAAGATACAATTACATAAGAGTTGTTATGGGTGTTACTACGAATATGATGAGAACTGTTATTGGTTCAAACTTATTGGTGGTAGCACCCAGAAAAAAATACCAGAAGATATACTAAATAAAGGATGCTCAAAGTACGAGAACAATGCATCTATAAGCAATCAATCTGGAGACGAGTTAACAACTAAACTTATAAATGTATTTAATGGAGAAATTGTAGGTAAAAAATATAAACCCCCTACAAGAACATATAAACCATATAAGAAAAAGTATGTAAAAAGTGCGCATAACTATTCTTATAGAAAGGATGCACAATGAAAAAAATAAAAGTTACGTTAGAAATGGTATCATATTGGGTAGGAGCAAATCCATACGAATCATCTAAAATAATAAAAGAAATTGCTAATAGCAAATTTGAATCAGAACCGTGGACACCTAATATATTACATAATGATATAATAGAAACTTGGAATGAAAATGAGGATAAAGAACCTAGTCCATTTAAAAGAGCATTACGCTCACCATTAGCAGAAAAAAATATGGAAGAAGTTTCTAAAAATTGGAGAAATAATAAATGAAAACAATAATAGGAATAGACCCCGGTGCTAGTGGAGCTATAAGTTTTACTAATACTGAAGAAAAAAAAATTCATTACTATAAATGCCATGAAAGAATATCTGGTAGAAGATTGACTGTTTCTACAGCTTTGAATGCATATAGAAGTAAAGAAGCAATAGCATATATAGAAAAGGTACATGCTATGCCACATGATGGTAGAAGTTCTTTATTTAAGTTCGGAGTAAACTATGGAGCATGGTTGGGAATACTCAATTCAATAAAAGGAATAACTAAAATAGTAGAAGTATCACCACAAAAATGGATGAAATTTTGGGAAGAACAAAATAATTTTAAACTTCCTAAAGAAAAGAAAGATAGAAAAAATGCATTAAAAGATATTGCTTCTATATTCATCCAACCAGAAAAAGCAACTCTATGGAGTGCTGATAGTATTTTAATAACGATGTACGGAAGACATCAAGAAAAAGGAGAGTAAAATGGAAAACAAAGATAGTATAGATATGTGGATTAAAACTTGATCCTTTGCTGACTGGGAATGAGGGGGTAGGTTTTACCTACCTCTTCGTTCTAATTCTTTTAATGAATTTTGTATTTCTATTGGTAATCCAGTGTATCTTTTTTTCTTTGATTTACTTTTTCTTTCCAATCTATCAAAGTAATATGTAGGAAATGCTTCTTTGGTTGTAGGTTCTATAATATCTCTATATATAGTTCTTTCATCTTTTTTCTTAGGATAAAGTGTAAGTTCTTGCATAGCAGCTGCGCCAAGACCATAAGGAGTCTTAGCAGTCATAGGAATATATCTATCGTATGTTCTGCCACCCATTTGATTCAATAATCTAGCATATCTTCCATAGGTTTCCATAGTATCATCATTTGCAAAATCACCAGCAGTAAATAATATGTTATCTAAATACTCACTATCAGCATTTATTAGTTCCATCATTATTCCTATATCTAACATAGTTCCAAATGTAGGACCTAGTTTAGAACCTACTATTCCTTTTCCGTAAAACTTTCTATTTATTTTCTCTATAGCATCTGGGTCATCATAGTCTGATGTAAACAATAACCATAAATCATCCATTAATTCTTTACCTGTGTGTTCAATTAATGTTTGATTGTAACCAGAAACATAACTTATTAACAATGGAGCCATGAAATACGCAACAGATACATTCATTGCTTTATGTACACCTCTAGCATCTTTAGCCCAATTAGAAAAACTATCCTCACCTCTTACAACATTCTGCATAAATGCTCTTCTATCCCCTTGAGCTTCTTTCCATATAGACCAATTTCTTTCTAAAAACTCCATACCATAATGTTGAAACTGAAACAAAAATTGACCTACGCCTTCTCTCATGTTTCTTGCTTTTGCATATCCTTCATAATCAAAGTGATTAAGAATAACCATATTCTTAGCATAATTTTTAGTAATACTTCTTCTTAAACTTTGTATTGTAATTTTTGAATCTGGATTTTTTTCTTTTTCAGCTCTTACTTTACTTTCTAAATATTGTTGAAACTTAGTATTGCCATCCATTACTTTTTGTATCTGAGCAAATGCAATTTCAGCAGTTAATTTTCTGTTAGCATTCTCAACACCCCTATGAAGACCAGCGCTTAAATTAGCAATCTGTCCCATTTTAGTAGCAAATATCTTAGAACCTTTATATAAAAAACTTTCCTCATCTGCATAAACTATCTTACCATTTTCATCCATTCTTCTTATTCTATTAAAAGATGCTGATTTACTTCTTACTCCAGATTCTATAAGAGCTTCTGATGTATCCATAAAAAGATTTTCTTTTTTCATAAAATCATCTAGGTCTCCACCAAATATTTCTGTAGCTCTTTTTTCATTTAAATACTTTCTTGATTCTCTAACTGCTGAATAACCAAATGTTGCAAAGTTCATTAAATACTGAGTAGCGTTTCTAGCTGCAGAACGTACGCTGAAACCTAACTTATTAGTAAATTGATATGAGAGTAAGGCCTTTTTTATTTCGTGCATTGAACCAGTATTTTTTACTGTCCCATTAACAGAGCCATAAAGACTATTTATTATATCAACAATCTTACCTGCGTATTGAGATTCTTTAGTGTACATTGACTTTGCTTCATTTAAAGAATCAATCATTCCACTTTTAACAAATACTTGAGTATTAAATTTATTAACATCATTGATATATGTATTTATTACATCAATAAAATTCATACTATATTCATTGTATCCATCTCTTTGTCTTGATTTTCCATAATCTGGTATTGCTATATTAATGCTTTTAATAATTTCATCTATAGACCTACTATTATGTTTCATATCTATTAATGATGTATCTAATTCATCAAAGTGTTTCATCATTCCATCCATCATTTTAGCATTTAGTTGTTTTGTAAAATGTGGAAAATATCCTTCTGAATATCTAGGCATTAATCGTGAACGTAAGTTTTCTTTTAAAGCATTTAAATTATCTATAGTAAGTTTAAAACCTTTTCTATTTTCTATTTGCTTAATGGTAACATTTATTTTCTCTTCAATACCTGCTCTTAAAACCCTGTATGAATCCTCCATTAAAGAATTGTATTTTATTAATGGACTGATTATGTCGTCTGAAACCCCTAACTGTTGTAAATATTTTCTAGATTCAGAATCAGTTAATCTTACAAGTTTCTTACCACTATCATATTGTTTAACTCTTTCAATTGCTTCTTTGTTTCCATCTTCTGCTAATGTTTTTTCTGCTTGGTATTTAATATTTATAGCTTTCGGCATCTTATCTTCTACTACTTTAATAAAATCAACAAAAGTTTTAACAGAACCTTTGCTTTCAAAGTCTTGCAATAATTTTTTTGCTTCATTTTGTTCTGTTTCTGTTCCACTATCTAATGCTTTTATATAATCTATTTCTAGTTGTCTGTGTTTTTTTAATGCAGAATTAAGTTTTGATGTACTAAAAGCACCTGTCAATCCACCAGCAGCTCTTAATTCATCTACTACTTCTTTAAATTTTTGGTTAGTATTATTTCTTCTTTTATTATCACTATCTACTACCTTTCTAAGATTTTTTAAACTTTCTGCCAATACTGGGTCTCGCTTACCTAAAACTGTTCCAACCATAAATCCTTCAGTAGTTTCAAATTGTGTAAATTTTCCACTATCAACTCTTTGAGCATATTTATTTAAGTCTCTTATAAAAGAATTAATATTACCACTAGTTAAGAATGCTCCACCTTGCTCTGGACTTAACAACATAGCGTATTCCATTTCTATATTAAATCTTGACTCGAACATTGACATAGCTGCTTGGTAAGGAGATTGTATATTACGAGCAACCATATCTGTATTTGCCCATTTTTTTATACCATCTAATAATGTTAATGCTTTTTTATTATAAGTTTTATTGCAATCTACTTGCATTTTGCATATTCCTCCATCATTCTAAAGGCTTCATAACCAGAGTCTCTCATTGGATTTTGCCTAGCACCAGTCATTAAATTTTCATTTACTTGATTGACAGTTTTTAACATACGAATCAATGTTTTAGATGACTTAACTTGTTTTGGTTTAAACTTTAAATATTTTAAATGAGTGTACATAGGATTATCTTTTACATGACGAGGCAATCCATTTTCATCAGCCATGGTAAATACATCTTTTTTAATCATTTCTAAAAATGTTTCATCATTATCTAATCTAAGTTTTAAATATTTCATAGGATTTAAATAATCTTTTCTAGATGAAAATTCTTCTAAGTCATTTATTGAGTTTAAAAATTCTTTATACTCTTCTTTTGATTTATCTGGCATCGAGTTTACATAACTCATATAAAATTGAGTTACTGATTTATTCATAGTTGATAGTGGATTAGATGGCAACATCTGAGATAACCAATCAAAATCAGAATTATCTTGTCTCATTCTATTTTCTACATTTCTACTAAAAGGCATTAATCCAAATCGTTCCATATTAGAATCTGTTAAATTCATCATAGAAATATCTTTATCAAAAAACCTTCTATAATGTTCATTTGATTCTATCATTCCTTTTAATAACCACTCACCCCAATTTTTAGATTTTTCTTGTTTAAAAGTATCGTCACCAAGTGTTAGTTTGCCATTCGCTAGTCCAACAAGAGTTTGTAATCCATGTCTGTATCTAGCACTTTCCTTATAAGGCATTGCAATTGGTCTATTATTAAATATACCTATATCATCTCTATTCCTTATAGGTTCCATATATGCATAAAGAAAATTAACTTTATGCTTCTCAACCATTCTTATCAAATAGTTTTGCCTTAATTCATAAACACTACCCATATCTCCTTTATGTTCTTCTACAAACTTAAATATTTCATTGTTTGTTATTAGAGATGTTTTGCCATATGGAAATATTTCATCAAGTAATGTATTAGAACCATAAGTCTGTTTGTTAAATTCTTTTATTGCCTTCAAGTCTGTCATTGCATTATCATCCAATGTTTCAGTCCAACTATCATAACGAGTTCCATAATAGTTTCTTAACATTGAGTTCATTGTATTTGCATGAATAATACTTGTTTTTAAATCACTATCTTCTATTGCTACATAATTTTTATACTTTAAATCTCTGGGATGTATTTTTCTTTTAACAGATTCTGGGTGTTTATCTCTAAGTTCATTAGTTAGTTTATTTATTACCCAATCTATATTTGATATTTTTTTCTTTTTCCATTTCCAAGAATAGTTAGTGTTTTCTATTTGTTTCTTTTTCTTATCTAAATTTTTAATTATAGCTACTTGTCTATTAAATCTTTGAGTATCGTTTTTTATTCCTTTTGCTATTTCATCAGACCTTTCAACAAAAGCATCCTGTTCTTGTGGTGTGTTTCCTGTAGGTTCTTCTTGGTCAAAAGGGTCTTGCAATCTTTTGTAATCTTTAAATACAGAAGGGCTAGATACTAATCTATTATACCAATTATCTATTTCTTGAAATGTTTCTATATCTAAATTGTATTGTTTTTTATTTTCTAATAAATCCCTCGTAGCTATCTGAACAGCTATTCTATCTAAATAATTACCACCATCACCTTTGGCAACATTTGAAACTGCATCTGCTATAGGTTGAAATCTATTATTTTCTTTTTTTATTAGGGTTTCTAAATACTCTTTATTTTTTATATCAGCTTTCTTATATGCTAAAAATCTATTTAATCCGTCATATACATCTTCATGGAAACTCTTAAATACTTTACTAGCCATATTCATATCATAAAAACTAGTTCTTCTTTTTTCACCACCAACATATTTATAATCACCGAAAGCGTTAAGAAGTTTATTCTGTTGATTTAAAAATTCTTTTATAATCAGTTTATCTGCATCATTCAAATCTTTTGTACTTTCTTCGTATTTACCATCAACTAATTCATATTTAGAAAATATCCTTACTCTTTGACCGTTAGCAGTTCTTCCATTTTTCAATATATCTTTTAAGTCTTGAGAACTAGCATCTTTAGGAGATATTGAATCTTCTTGTTTTGGAAACAAAAAATTATCTGCCCATTCATATATATTACCTGCTATATTTTTATTTAATGCATTTGAACCGTCAATAATATATTGAACTTCTAAAGCTGCTCTTTGATAATAAGCAAGAGATTCTGTATCAATTGTAACAACTTCTGTTGTTTTCCCATTTGCATCAACATCAGAATTATAAAGAATCGAAGGTCCTATTAAGTTTCCCTCATCATCTTCTGTAACTATATCTTCCCATGCTTTTATTTTTCTTGTTAAATGATTTTTATTTGCTAAGTTTTGAAGATAATTCAATTTTCTAGGAGTTTTTTGTGCTAATCCAATTGCTTTTTTAAATGCAATACTTTGTCCCATTTTTGCTAGTGTAGCTTTTCTAGAATCTTTAGCATTCATTTGAAATGTAAACGATGGGTTTTGTTGTAACTCACTAGGGTCTACTCCTTGAACATAAAATACTTGATTTCTTTTAATATAATCAAACATATAATCACTATGTGCAAAAAAGTAATCTACTTTATCAGCGTCATAATCACCTTCATACACATTAGCAATATCATAACTATTAATCTCTACTCCCAATCCTTGTTCCTTGTCTAAAAATCCTTTTAATCCTAGTAAAGTTATATCATTAGGTCTGGTTCTTGGATTTCTTCTAGAAACTATGCCTAGTTCATATCTTATATTTACAAGTTTAGAATATGATTCTAAAAAATCATGCACACTACCAATAGTTGCATTATTTAATATATCGTCAATACTTTCAATTGTATTATTATCAGCATCTCTTAGTGTAGTTAGATTAGCTATTTCTTGAATGTCTTCAACTGTATTTTTTATTTCGCTTTTAAAATCTTCCAAAGATAACACTCTTTCATTTTGTACAATTCGTATATTTTTATCACTTGGTAATTCAGAAATGCTTGTGTTTCTTTCTTCAAAAGGCAATGCTATTTGACCCCTTAGTATCATTTTATTATTGGAATCAAACAACGTAGGAAACAATCTAGTCTTTAATCCTTTACCTAAAAATGATTTAGCGGATTGAACTAAGAAAGCTTGTCCTCCATATCTATTTGATGGCAATGCTTGTGATTTATCTTTTTCAGAATATACTCTGTTTGTTATAGACCTTCTTGTACTAAATAATGTATCTATATATTGTTGAGCTAAATATTTTTGAACTTGGCTTGAACTATAATCATATGGATTAGCTGCGTCACTTAATTGTAGATAATACATCATATTACTAAGATTAGATAACGCTCCCTGTTCTGGAGAATCTGGTATATTGTTTAGTTCTAATTGTTCCCTCATAAAATAATTCATCTTATAAGGGTCTGCCATTATGCTTTCCATTTCATTTAAATTATCAGTTAGTTCTTTTATTAATCCTTTAAATGCATCGGCATGTTCTTTTCTATTCATATAATTATAGTCGGCATCTGATTCACTTGCAGACAAAAGGTCAGCATCTTTTTCTGGTCTGAACCCTATCCCATCTAAATCTATTTCCCTTATAAATGTATTTCTATCTGTAATTCTATAATCTTTTAAATCATTCCATTCTAATCCCTTGAGTATGCTATCTTGTTCTTGTCCATTTACTATCTTAGGGTCGTATATTTTTGCACCAGAATCGCTTAATAATATATCTACAGGGTTTTTATCAAAGAAACCATCTAATGCTGGACTATAAACAAATAATGTCTTTCCATATAATAATGTTTTACCCTCTCCTTGAGATGATATAATTGGTTTAATTGGATTCTTAGAATCTGGACTATGCCCCATCATTGTATGATATTCAGACATAGCTTCTTTAGATAAAAATCCTATACTATCAAAAGCAGATACCTTTTCATGAGCATTCCCTACAATGTTTTTTCTATCATATCCTTCTAATTCTGGTATTTCATCTTTAAACTCATTAACAACATCGTCAACAATCTTTGCCATATTCTCTGTGCTATCATCCCATATAACAACTCTATGTTTGCCATTCTTTCCTTTTTCATTAAGTCTATCTTTTAATAGTTTAGAAACAGGGTCTCCACGAAAAACTTTTCTAGATTCAATAATAGATTGTATATAGTTTTCATTTGGTCTTATAAAATTTTTAGTAGTTACTAATTTAATTCTTTTAATATAGTTGTCTACTTGAACTGGGTCTTTTGAATTAAGAACTTTTAATAACTCAACGTCACTTTCACTTTTTAGTGCAGTTTCAAGTATCAAATATTTTGTAGCAGTTTCAACACTTTCTTCATCGTATGAATGTTCATTCTTAGTATTATCGAATGTATCTTTTAATAATTGTATTGCTCCTTTATCTGTAATCCTATCTTTATATTCATCATAAAATCTTGTAAAGTCATTTACAATGTTCTGCATATCTGAACGATTAATTACAATACTATCCATCCCATCATAAATATCTAATTTTATTATACCAGTTTCAGACCCAGATAATCCCTTATCATTTAGTTTTGTATCAACATTAGAAACTTCAATATTAACCTTTTGCAATTGATTAGATATTCTACTTCTAATCTTTTTTATGTTTTTTATCTCTAAAGGACTTAATTCTTCTGTACTTAATATATTATAAGTTCTTTCTTGTATATAATCTTTAAAATCTGTATAAACTACATTATTATCAAAAATAGCATAATTAATTTTAAGTTTGTCTAACTTATCAAAAACTGGATTTTTTTGAAAAAATTCTCTTTCTTCTGTGGGGTCATATTTAATTGTTAAATTTCTTATAGACATAGTAGGAATATCTATTCTGTCTTTTAAACTAAAAACTATTTGAGTAATATCTTCTACAACACCACTCTTTTTCTTTTCACCTAAATCCTTAAACTCTACACCATCTAAAACTATATCTCTTTGCAAGTTATTTATAGACTGTTGATTTAAATTACCAAATTTATCCAACATATATTCTTCACTTTTAAATCTATCTATCTTTTCACTAGCAGTTTGACCAGAATAATCTTCATATATAATAGTTCCGTCTGTTTCTTCTATTTTAAAATTATACTTTCTATAAAATTCATCTATGCTAATTGAAGGATTTTTGTTTTCATCAAAAGCTTCTTTAACATACCTTCTATCAATTCTTTGTCTGCTTTCTATTTCTCTTTGTAAAAACTCATCTGTATATCCAGTTTGAATTAATTTATTATTAATAGGTTCTAAAGCTTCAGTAAGAGTTGTGATTGCTTCTCTTCCCTCAGTTTCATCTAATATTTTTTCTATTGTAAATCTCTTATCAATTTCTAAGTTATTTTCTACATTTCTTTTTACTATACCTTGAGTTCTTAACATTGCCATTAAATCATTTCTAGCTCTATCTCCAAGAGTCTGCATATATTCTAACATTCTTGTTTTAACACTTTCTAGCGGTGTATTACTCATAACTTCAAATAATTCACTCAATACTACATTTTTATCTTTTGAATCTGCAGTATATATATCAATCATTCTCATTTTTAATTGTTCAGCTTGATTCCTATTTAATGTTCTTCTTTTTGCTTCGACTATTTTTACAAAACCTTCTGTTTCTTCATTTAATCTTACTAGTATATCTTTATTGTATTGGATTTCTAAATCGGGGTCTGAGGGTATATTTAATTCATATAGTCTAAATCCACTAACACCTTCATCTGATAAAAGTTTGTTATCGCTAAACATTGCACTTCTTGATTGAGATATTAAAAATTGTATATCTTCTACATTAGTCACTTTGTTTTCCATTCTTCTTCTGTTAATGTCAGATAATGTCATTTGATATAAAAACTTTTGAGATGAACTATTGAATTTGTCTATATTTACATTATTATCATTTAATATAAACTTTAAAGAATTAATATCAGTCTCTGTAACTTTCTTACTAGGCTTGCTATCTGTTATTTTATAATCGCCTAATGCCATTAGTATTCCATGTAATCTACCTAAATCTTTTGCTTTGTCTTTATAATCTGTATCTATATTAGATATGTCGTCTATGAGTTTTAAACCATCATCTGTGTCTACTAGTAATCCAGCATTCTTTAAATAAGATTGCAAATTCTCTGGCATTGTATCTCTAGATAATGTGTTTGATAACTCTTGAGTAAATATCTTAGCATCATTTTGTATCAATGGAATTAAGTAAGAATCGGTATCTCTAAAACTAAATTTTTTCCTACCATCTTTAACATTAGCAGCTTGGTTAATAGAAGTCTCAGCGTCATTTATTATATTGTAAAAATCTTTTAATGAATCTTCTGTTTTTATTCTACTTTCTAAACTTCTATCTAATTCAACTTTTTCTAAACCCATTAAAACATCTCGTATAACATGATAACTTCTATTTACATCGGATATTGCTTCTTCTGCCTCAACTCCAGTTTTACCTAACCAAGATTCAAAATCTCCATCTCTTGCCTTTTTTCTCAAATCAGAAGATATATCTAATACATTTGGAACAACAATCTTATCACCATTTGTGGTCATTGTTACTCCTTCTAACTGTGCATTTTTTATACTATTCATAACATTAACAATGCTATTTTTCATACCAGCAGTTGCTTGTTCTACTCTTTGTGTAAATGCTTTATCTATATCTTCCGATGTTTTAAATCCTTGTTGAGATAATATTTCATTTATTCTATTTGATTGAGTTTCTGTTATTCTTGTAATAGGTCTAACATGCTCAAAATCTTCTTCCATTATCTGATAAATTTTATTTATCTTACCATCATGCGGGTCAAAAGGAGTTCCAGATTCTAAATCAAGAAATGTTTTTTCACCATCTGGAATAGTTTCTTTTGTAACAGTTGGGTCATCATCGCTAACTATTCTTTGCTCTATCAAATAATTTTTAAGTTGTTCATTTTCTCTAGATAATCCCACACCATGAATATTGTTTGGTTTAGAAAATGTAGATGCAAAGAATGTTTGAGAATTGTCAATCCCTAAATGTTCTAGTGTTAATCTTAGTTTGTTTATATTCTCACCTAAATCTGCGCTTTTTGCAAAGTTACCCCTACGTTGAGTCCATGCACCAATCAACATAGTAGAAATAAAATCTTCACCTCTTAATTCTTGTCCAGATATATGGGTTTGTATTCCTTGCACTCCAGACATAGCTAATCCAGCAACTGCCATTCTTGGAAATAACAATCTATAGTTTTGCAATCCTTCTCTTGTTGCTTCTGCTATTATCTGTTTACCATAGTATCTTTTTTGGGACATCAACCATTGTTGT